GACCGGGAGACGAAGCCCTCGTCCCAGTAGTGGGTGGAGAACATGAACGAGCAGCCGGCGAGGTCGCCGCGGCGCACCAGCTCCAGGGCCTTGTCGCCGTCCACGGTGTTCGGGGCCTCGAAGGAGAAGGTGACGCCCTTCTCGTCCACGTCGTAGGTCAGCGTCCCCTGGCCCTGCTTGGAGCGGGCGAGGATGAGCTGCCGGTCGTGGAACATGGTCATCTTGATGTCGCAGGCGTCCAGGACCTCCCGGGTGATGGCCTCGGGGGCGATGACCTCGCAGGCCTCCTCCTCCTCGTCCGCCCAGAGGGGATGGGACGGGGTGTTGAAGAGGATGGCCCGGCCGACGATCGTCCGGCTGGGGGCCTCGCCCTCGCCGGCTTCCCGGACGTGCAGATCCGCGCAAAGCGTCAGCAGCTCCCGGCGGATCTCTTGGGTCTTATTCTTCATTGTTCTCGGGGTTTTTGGTTTCAGCGGGCGCCGGTGCGGCGGTGAGCTCGTCGATGCCCTTCAGGTTGGCGGAGACGAGGACCTTGTCGCCACCCTCGACGGACGGCTTGTTCTCCTCGGCGCGCCACTCGTTCACGGTGTACAGGCCGGCGGCGATGGTGGCCGCCTGGTACTTCACCCGGCTGTCGAGGTCGCAGGCGTACAGGCCGCGGCGGTCGAACTGGATCCTCTTCCGGCCGTACTGGCTCGGGAGGAAGAGCTTCCGCTGGAGCTCCGCCTCGATGTTGCGGAGGAGCGGGTTCAGGGTGTTCGACAGGAAGGCCACGTTCGCCATCTCGGCGCTCTTGTAGTTGTTCGAGGTGTCGTCGAAGACGAAGGACGGCGGCACGCCGAAGAACCGGCAGATCTCCCGGACCGTGAACTTGCGGGACTCCAGGAACTGCAGATCCGTCGAGGACAGGGACAGCTGCTTGAAGTCCACCTGACCGGGGAGGGAGACGATGTGCTTGCCGTGGTGGAACTGGCTGTCCAGGTCCTCGGCGGTCTTCGCGAGTTCAGCGTCCTGGTACTCTCCGAAGCCGCGGACGGAGGTGTCGTTGCCTACCAGCCCGCGGACGTTTCCGCCGTTCTTGAACCGGTCGAAGGTCTCGCGGTCGCCGACCTCGGCGATGTTCGTCGTCAGGCGGGCGTACTCCAGGACGGAGACTCCCATCCGCTGGTCGGAGAGGCTCAGGCCCTTGATGTGGATGACCTCGTCCTCGGGGTAGGTGCCCTGGATGCCGTTGACCAGGTCGTTGACGATGTACTCGCCGCTGACCGTGTTGTGGGCGACGGCACCGTCCGAGCAGAGGACGAAGCGCTCGAAGTCCATCGTGTAGGCGGAGTAGACCGGGACGATGTAGGCGTTGCCCCTCAGGAGCATGAGCTGGACGGCCTGTTGCCACAGGTCGAAGGCGCTCATGAACTCGTTGGGCTGGACGTTCAGCAGGAAGGACAGGCGGCTGTCCAGATCGTCGACGAAGATGCCGCCCTTGCGGCGCATGACCTGGACGGGAAGGGCTGCGACGCTCTCCGACAGGAGCTTGACGCAGCGGTAGACGGTGGCGATGCTGAGGGCGGTGCCGTTCGAGATGAAGGGCCACAGGACGCCACCCTGACGAGGCGTCGGCGGCGTCGGATGCTCGGCGTCGCCGCTTTCCCGCTTGACGGGTGCCGGGGCTTCCCGGCGCCCGAATATGCGCGTGAAAAGGCTCATGCGTGGGGTGCTTTATCTACAATCCGCGCACAAAGCCGGAAATGGTACCCGTCAGCGCTCGTAGTCGATGAACAGGCGCAGGCACATGAGGGTGGTGATGGCGCCGTCGATCTTGCGGTCGGCCGTCCGTTTGATGGGCTTCTTGTTCTCCAGGTTGTCCTCGTCCAGGACGGCGTTCCCGAAGCAGAAGCCGTTGATGGGGTTGTCGTTCAGGAAGACGTGCCCGGTCTTGATGCCGTGCTCGAAGGACTGGACCGGCGCGGTGAAATAGCCGTAGGTCTGCTTGACAGGCCGGAGGACGTTCTTGGCGCCGGCGGCCGCGAGCATGTTGATGACCTCCTGGCTCTTCCAGGGGTCGTAGCCGATGGCCAGCAGCTCCACCTCCCGGTTGGCTTCGAGGATGTCGTTCACGATGACCCGGTAGTCGATGACGTCCCCGGGCGTGAGGCGGAGGTGGCCCTGCTCCGCCCAGATCCTGTAGAGCCGCTCGTTCGGATGGCCCTCCAGGGCGCCCTCCGGGAAGTAGTAGCGGGTGTGGAACCAGAAGGACCGCTCCGTCTGGCGGTAGATGCCGAAGGAGACGGCGGAGAAGTCGTCGCTCTCGGACAGGTCCAGCGCGCACATGGCGGGCACGCGCCCGAAGGCGCCCAGGGCGAAGGGCCGGGAGGCCTCGCCGACCACCCGGGCGGAGATCCAGGCCGAGCGCTCGTTGACCGTGAAGATGTTCAGCAGCTTCGTCCGGAACTCCAGGCGCTTGTCGGCGGAGAGCTGCGCGTCCGCCCACTCCTTCGCGTAGTAGTCCTCCCGGACCGTAATGCCGAGGTGCGGCTGGACCTTCCGCCAGGTGGCCGGATCTCCCTCCTGGTCGTCCACGTCCGGCTCGAAGATGGCGGCGAAGAGGGTGTCGTTCTCCAGCTCTCCGCGGAGGACCTGCTTGACGCCGTCCAGCTCGCGGGCGAAGGGGCCGTCCACCACGTCGGAGGCCGTCGTGCAGACCACGGTCAGCGGCTGCTTCCGCACGCCCATCGACGAGGTGAGGACGTTCTTCAGGGAGGCGCCGGAGCGGCCGGCCGTGTCGCGCGCCTGGGCGTACTCGTCCAGGATGGCGAGGGAGGCGTTGAGGCCGTCCAGGGTGCGGGCGTTGGAGGTCAGGCACCGGATGAGGCTGTCGCGCGTCCGGTCCTTGAAGAAGATCTGCTCGCGGTTGATCCTGGTGTGGTGGCCGTCCGGGTCCAGGTCGTTCATGATGGCGCGGATCTCGTCGAAGCAGATCTTCGCCTGCTGGTAGGAGTTCGCACCGATGTAGGCCTGCGCGTTGTGGTCTCCGAAGAGCATGTCGTACAGGGCCAGGGAGGCCACGCTCGTGGTCTTGGAGAACTTTCTCGGGACGAACAGGTAGGCCAGCCGGATGAGGCGCAGACCGTCGTGGTAGAAGCCGTAGATGTTCGCGAAGATGAAGGCCTGGACCGGCGTGAGCTTGTAGCACCGGCGGCCCTCCAGCCCGGAGAACTTGAGCGCCTCGTAGAACTTGAAAAAGTGCCGGACCTTCTTGGGCCGCCACTCGTACTTGGTGAGGAGGTAGAAGAAGCGCTTGACGCCCAGCAGCTCGTAGACGTTGTGCGCCTCGGGGTGGAGGATGCACCCCAGGACGTACTCGCCGATGCGCGGATCCGTCTCGATGAGGGCCTCCCGGAAGCGCCTGTAAAGGTCCTCCCGCGAGCTCTGCAGGTAGACGATGACGTCCGCCTTCAGCTGCCGCAGCCCCTGTTTCTCCTCCTCGGTCATCCTATTCCTCCTCCTGCATGCGCTCCATGAACTCGGACAGCGCGTCCTTTCCGGCTCCCTTGCCCTTCTTGCTCTTGACGTTCATGAGCAGGAGGTCGAGCCCCTTCTGGACGCGCTCCGACTGAAGGCGGACCTCCATCACCAGGGAGGTGACCTTCGTGCGGTCGAAGCCCTCGCGGGACTTCTCGGTCACCAGGAAGTCCGTCCGCATAAGCAGCTGGTCGCGGAGCCGGCGGTAGATGATGATGTCCGACGCCACCGACTCGATCTGGTAGCCGAGCCGGGGCTGGTAGCTTCCCTCGTCCTTCAGGAGCTTCGTGATGTAGCGCTTGATGTTCGAGATCTCGCGCCGGATCTTCGCCGGGTCAGGTTGCTCTGGCGGAGGCGTGGATTGGAAAGAAATTGGCGTTTTTTGCATATTTTTTTACATTTTTTGCAATTTTTGGCACGTTTCGGGAAATTCCTGGCACACTTTCCGAGGTTTCCGGCCGTCCCCCAGAGGGCCCAAAAATCGCCTCGTGTGTGGAGAAGACTGGCGGCGAGGTTTGGAAGGGTGCAC